AGGGTGGTATCAGAATAACCATCACGGTAGGCAACCATGTCTCTAACAAAGACATAGCCATTAGCTTGACTAAGCACTACTGCACAAGTTTCGTCAGTTCCCCTCCCGCTCGGGTCGACTGACACGATACTTTCGGTGTATTCACACATCCCCTCATCAATAAACATAGGGGTGTAGAAGCGGTCTCCGGGTAGACCCACGGGGTTTAGATCTTTGATCATGTATCGGGGATCAGCCGACCAGGCATAACGCTCAGCGCATTCATTACCTAAGGGGGTGACGATTAGATCTTGAAACTTAAGTGGGAACTTTTCACTATCAGATAGCGAAGTATCCAACATGAATTGCAACTGAAAGTTTGAGCGGCCCATAGCCGACTCACGTTCCATCAGGTCCAGGTCACTGAACCTCGTATCTGTAGGTGCACCGGGATTCTGTCCTCTCTCAATATCTTCGACCAACTGCGGTGCGAGTAATCCTTCATACTTTGATAAATCTTTGGGGTATCTTGCGGGCCACACGAACGGCCTATAAGATCGTTCGGCCAAGCGTCTGTAGACGGTGAAGGTCGACTGCGGAGTCCCAAGAAATAATATTCGGCTATCATCTTTAGGTGTTAAAATAGATTCAGATTCGGTAACTAATTGCAGCAACTTCTCCCGTTGCATGTCTGTGGCTGAGTTTGAGGGAACTTCAACATCATCAAAGATCATCAGATCCGATCTGCTCCCGGTCATCTGACCTTGGATTCCAACGCTCTTGACGGACGGGGCCTGATGAGGTTTAGCGGGGCCGACATCAAACGAGATGCGAGACCATCTTTGATCTGCATCTTTAGGTCCAAGATGTCCTAACCAATCAATATCCAGGATTAGTTTTTGACAGAAGATAGAGAAATTATCGGCCCGTTCTTTGGATGCCGAAATAACCATAACCTTCTTATCAGGATCATTAAACAAGACCCATAATACAAAAGCAGCAGAGATCCAACTTTTACCAACACCTCGGAAGGCTGAGATCTGTAGACGCTTCGGGCCATGTTGTAAATAGTCAGCAATAGCTAACTGTGCTCTTGTAGGTGTAGGCAGGTCAAGTTCCCGCCAAATCAGGGTTAGAAATACTTTAAAATCAGTCTTGATTCTTGTTTCTAGTTCTTGTAAATTCATAGGTGTATTCAATTACATCCAACCCTTCAACATCAGAAGGCTCTGAGTGATAGCTAGGGGGCTCTATAACGGGGTCTTTTGGTGCATGAGGTGCAATCCCCTTCTCGATTGCTGCAGACGTCTTAGCGTCTATCCAGGTAGTCTCTAGGCCATACAGCCATCCTTTCAAAAAGAAAGCGAGTGGCTTAGATAATTTCTTATCCAGCCACTTGGCTATATCCCGAAACTCATTGAGTCGGAATTCTATTTTCATTTAGTCTTTGTATTGTATCGCTTGCCTTTCCAGGTAAATTCTTTTTTACCTGCCTTACGGGCAGAGGCAAAAGCTTTATCAAAGGATTGGGCTTGAGTGCCTACCTTTTTAGGTCCAACTTTTTTAGGACCAACTTTGGCACGACTACGAACCGTGCCGTCCTTATCTCTTGTGTTGTACTTACCAACACTAGAAGCAGCTTTCTTGAGTTTGTTTTTTGCCTCCCTTTGCTTTGCCTTGCTAATAGGGTTGCGTAGCGCACCAGTAGCTAACGCTGTAGCCATACCAGCCAACAACGTCTGCTTAAGACCATCACCACCTCGACCGCCACCACGGGGAGTCAACCGGGATGGTTTAACAACATTTTTAGCCCTGAACTTTGTGCCAGGTGTTGGTGGTCCAGATTTAGGAGTAGAGGTAGAACCTTTGCGAGTTCCAATGATCCCTGACACCTTTCTATTAGGACCTTGAACGGGAGGATTTCTTGGGCCTTGAGCACCACGGGGTGGTGTCCTAGTTTGACCTCTTCCAGTGGTGACTTTTGAACTACCCTTACCTTGCTGCTTAGCACGGTCGGTAGATGAAGTTGGTCTCGGAGTATCCTTAGCAGATGCCTTGGAACGTGCAGCACGTCCTGATGAGGATGTGCGTAGCTGCCTACGAGTACGAGATTTCTTGCGAGGGTCTCTATTACTAGCCATATTTTTAAATTGGAATTAAGCTTTCTTTTTCTTCTTTGGAAACCCAGCTTTCATATTTGCGTAGGACTTAGCTGAGACCGTCGATTTCTTTTTAGAGCGGGAAGTACCAGCCTTTTTGCGCTTATTAATATTGGCGTAAAGACTCATTTCTTTTTACCTTTGCGGGCTTTACACTTGGCACATTTGCCTGACTTACAACATTTGTAGGTCATGATTACTTCTTCTTAGGTTTTGCTTTTTTCTTGGGTGGACGACCCATCTTGCTTCCGTAAGTCCCTTTTCCGTAAGGCATGATTAAATATTAATTTTGTGTGGAAGTAGCAAACCCAATTTGATTATTAGCAACAGCATGAGCACGTCGCTGATTGGCAGATAGGAGGTCCAACGCATCAGATGCCGTGGCAGTTGCACCAAGAGCTCCGAGAGCAGTACGGCATGTGGCGTCTAGGACATAAGCACCCCCTTTCTTTTTTTCAGTAGAGAAAACGGTCGATGGCCGCACAGTGGCGGTAGATGTAGTAGCTGTCATTTTCTATTAAATAGGTTGTCAATTTTGTGTTCGATTCGTATGAAGTGCTCTTCAAATCGTTTCATCGATTCAGTAACTTCACTACGGGTGATATAACGTTCAGCGACTTTTAGCTCAATGCCATCCATTCGCTTATCGTGTTCCTGGAGACGAGTGCTGGTGCGACTAAACATCACACCTAAACCACTCAAAGCGGCAATTGTAACCGGAACAATTGCTTCTAACATTTTAGGCTGCGTTCAAAATAGTTTGCATAAAGACGTCTATATGCGCGGACCCCTTTGCTTGATTGCAGGGGCGACATGCTGTTACGCAATTGTCGGCATGGTCAATACCACCCCTACATTTAGGGTGGATATGATCAATGGTTAAATCCTCTGTAGAGCCACAATATACGCATCTGTGACCATCCCGAGCCTTGATGCTATCCCTCCACATTCGCTTAGCGTCACCGCTTCGGAAGCAGAGTAGTTCGTGCATGAGGCTTCGGGGAGTATCCATTGGCTCATTAGGATTAAGGTGAAGTTAATTACTTTTTAGTTGACTTGCCGTTCTTACCATTGCGGCCTCGATTATTAGTCTTGTTTTCAGGGACTAACTTATTCTTTTTAGTGTGAGACATATCAGGACCACCTTTACCGGCAATCCCTCTTCTTTTTCTCTCGGCCCAGCGACGAGCCCCTTCTCTATTTAACCGGCGTTTCTTTGCAGAATCAGGGGCCTTAGATCCCTTTTCCTTCTTACGATATTCACGGTCATAAGCCCGCTTTTTAGCAGCAGACTTAGGGGATTTTTTATAGTTCCTGCTGGACCGGCTAGGACCTGCGTGCATTAGCCGTTTACATCTTCAAAGGTCAACTCAGGAATTAAACCAGCCAAAGCTGCAAGGGGGGACCCAGACACAGCAATACCGGTCACATCGTTTTTAGCTAGCCAATCAATCGCAGCCCGAAGGTCAGCGGTTGTTGCTTCACCGGACTTAATCCTGGTAATAATTTCAGTAGTAAGTAGTGAATGAAGCTCATCAAATTGGTCTTCAGTAGCTCGTTTAGTCATTAGTCACCTACCCGTCTTAATGTTTCACGTAGTAGCTCTGCTGCTTTACGGATTTCAGCTACCTTTTCATCTTCCTTGCGAGAAGGCTTGAGGGTATCGATAAGACTCTTAGCCAAGGCGGCTACAGAGTTTTCTTTTAATTTGGATGATCCGATCACCTCAGAAGCAACAAAGGCAGCAAGAAAACCAATAGCTTCCATGCTTAATTTAACGCCTAAGATTTCAACCATGATCTTTAATAATACGAATTAGTTTGTCTGAATATTTAGGGTCTGTGGCATACCCTTCTGTTTTAAGCAAACGAGCACATTCTTCATAGGAATATGCCCGGTTAACTCCCTTATAACCTTTGTAGTCTTTATACCATTTAGTTACTAGGTATTCGATACATGCGGCTGGGCTATCAAAGTCTTTAAATTCATCTTGAATAGTTACGGGGCCATTCCCATAATCTTCCCAAGTAGTTTTGACTGTGCCCTTACCCTTAATGCCAAAGAAGTTATTTTTACCGCTTGTATGTTTGCCCCAAGCTGATTCTAAAGCCCATTGAGCTGCTGCAACCTGGGGAAACGTAGCTCCACATTCTTTGGCCGCGTGGCAGATTCCGTCCCAGCTATTGGGCTCAAGACTTGTCACAGGCGTCGGAGAGCCTCTGTAAGACGTTATAAACTCTTCTAGGAGATAACTAGGTAAAGCCGCTGCTAATTTATCCCAGGCCACGTCTTGATGAGGCTTAGCTACATAGTATTTAGCGGCTTGTTTAAGG